CTGGCAAAACGGTAATTCCGGTTCCTTGTATGTCAAGAGAGCCACCAACGGTTAGGCCTTCTGGCAAAACGGTAATTCCGGTTCCTTGTATGTCAAGATTACCACCAACGGTTAAGTTTTCTGGTAAGACGGTAATTCCGGTTCCTCTAAGGTTTATTTTAAAATTAGAAGTCTTAAGAATTTCAGAGAAATCGAATTTTTCAGCCCAAGCCTTAGCTAATTCACTGTCATCGGTTTTATTGTTGATCTGATCGACCTTGAAAATGTTGAAGATTGGAAGAAACTCATACTTGTTTGCAACATCTTCTTTGAGACTGTGAAATAATGCAATGCTTGAGTGAGAATCAACAGTCCAATTATCGGGATTGTCTATTGCAAGCTGATTACGAGTTTCGGCATTGAAATACCGTGGTTTCCCGTCACCCATGCTTATAAAGGAGAAAAATTCACACATAATTATTGTTTTATCCTGTTAATTAATATTTTCACATCTTCAATACTGATTTCAAGCTGTTCTCTTAATTGAGATAAGATCGGTTCATCCCTTTCAACCCTTATTAATATTTGTTTCAATTTTGGGCTTGAAAATGGCATGTAGTCGATAAAATCCCATCCAGTGCAAAGTAATTGACCATGTATTTGCCAAAAGTAAGCCTTTGGAAGTTTTTTCGTGGCAAGGTATTCGTTATAAACTTGAAATGAGGGGTTCTTAATTTCTAAGCCTCCATTTTCGCCAACTATTTTACGGTCTGGGCTAGCTCCGACAAACTCATTATATTCAAAAAAACCTACAATTTCGGTTTGATTAAATGTTAAAATCTCATAATTTTCAACTGCAATAGGTTCTTTTTCGTGTCCCCTTTGCATCCATTTGTTAGTATAAGATTCTTCACTTTCGCCAGTCACTTGCTCATAAGCTACTTTTATAATAGCTTTTTGATAACCAACAGAATCCTTTTTCATAAACAAATCTGAAAATGTAGATGCTGTAAACTTGCCTCGCCTGACTTCATCCCATTCCTCAGAGTTTTGATCTATGTCGTAATATTTCATACTGCTTCTCTTAAAAGATCGTCCTTAACTCCGGTTAAATCATACACCTTTTCAATGTCTGCAATAGTTTTTGATTTAGACTTAATAGCCTCGACTGCTTTTATCCATGCTGGCATGTCTCGATTGAGTTTTGGCTTACTCATGCTTGGTTGAGATTCACGGATTCTCAACCCTTCCGTAACGTCTCCAAATGCCTGAACATCTCCTTTAATGTAGATTTGAACGGCAACATTATTCCAGTCGTTAATATAGGCACTTTTAGTGAATGATTTTATCACCTTGCAATTAGTTGCGTTCAGAATCATTGGCTTAATCGTAGCGTCTGTAAATAGAGCTACGTTGCAGTCTTTTTGCTTTCCGTCTGTTCCTTTTACTTTCTGAATTGAAACGGACTTAATCACACATTTTAAATCCTTTCCGTCTTCGAGGTCGCATGAACCGAGATAGTCACTATTGAAAACAGATTTCCAGTGAATTTTTTTATCTAACATAATTAATTTGTTTTTAATAATTGTAAATATTTTGGTTTGATATATTTTTCTATTAATTGTAAGTATTCAATAGAAACAGGGTGAGCGAAGCAATTATGCTTTTGAACGTTTTCGGACGCACTTAATAAATGAAGATTTTCAAGGCTATTTATTAATTTAATGTCCACATCTGGCATAAACCAACTGACGGGTATTTTATGGTCTATATGTTTTCCTTCCATATTTTCACCAATCACTTCAATTAAGTCAGAATATGAATAACCCAAAACATCAGACGTTCTTGATGATTTGTCTTTAATTACCTTATAAATTAAATTTCTCATATTCCTTTTTGTTTTAAATACGGGATCAGATTTGCATTTGTCCTTAATGTAGGAATTCATCTTCTCCCTAATTTTCATTCTATTTTTCTCTCTCCATTTACGTTTGGTTACCCTTATTTCCTCTGGGGTTTTCTTTTTATAATTCATCGAACGCTTTTTTATGGCTTCTGAATTTTCGGAATAGTATAATTTATTATGTATTGATTTATTGTGCTTAAACTTTGGATAATCTTTATTGTATTGCTCGTTTGTACACTTTTTACAACGAGGTTTATATCCATTTTTTGCGCGTGATTCAATTCCAAACTCAGATACTGGCTTAATTTCTTTGCATTTATTACATTTCTTTTCCATGCAATAAAGATACAGTTAATTATTTAAATAATACTTTTTTCCAGTGAGTTTTTGTTTCCATGATTTTAAGTTTTATTTATTTTCAAGTTGATTGATCATCTCTAGCACATTCAGATATGCAATAATTTGCAATTTATTTTGATTAATCGCTTTTCTTGCCTTGATACTATTTTCACAGATAATAATCTGTGATTGTATTTTTTTAATTAAAGTTTCCATAATATTTTCAGTTTAAATAGGTTGTAAAATCTTTGATTCCAAATTCAGGGAATAATATTGTCAGGTATTCCCGGCAATTGTACCCCGTTAATTGTTCCTTGACAAAAAAGAGCATCGTTTTCATATCTTGTTGATTAATGCAATTGAAATAGCTTTCTCAACTTCTTTTTTATCGAACCCTGTTATTCCGTCTTGGTTTTCATCAAAACATTGAATATCGATAATGTATGGACTATCGAAATCCAACCCCGTATAAATAGTACATTTTACGTCAGATATAGGATACTGTTTATTACGGTTGACAAATTCAATATCTTGAAATAGATAGGGTTCATCATGGTCTCCGTAAAGTGTTTTGATTGGTGTTGACAATTCCAAATCCAATAATACAACCGGTTTGGTTAATCTTGCCAATGTTCTAAAAACATCCGCACAAATGTTCTCAAAAACAGGGTGTATTTCTTTAAGGGTTTTTGGCTTCACAACCGGTCTAGTTGCCTCTGCTATTTGCTCAAATACGTTGTCCGCAACTGATTTAAAATTTTCATTGTGTTTCATGATTTAAGTTTTTGTGTTAAAAATAGTTCCCTGTCGGTCTGGTTAACCGAGAACCAGGGAACTTTGTTTTTCAAAATTAAAATTCGTAAATCGGAGCCGAAAAAAGGAATCGAACCTAAAAAGGTAGCAGATTAAGTCGCCGCTCGAATCGACAATCTCGACTTTGAGTTTGAGCGGTTTTAGAAAAGCATTTAGCCAGGAAAGCTTTGACTCGAAAGTCCTGAGCTTGCTGGCAAAATCCTTGAAAGCATATCCTTGACTTTCACAGAAAAGCTCCTTTTTCTTAAAAAGAAGCTTAATTTTGGTTTCAATTATTTTCATCAGGGATAAGACTTGAAATGATACTTTTCATTTTGCCTTTTTTTCGGCCAATTTTGCATTCTAATTTGAATGCTTGATTTTTCAAATCCTCTATTTCATCATACGTTTCAAAGAGATACTTTTGGGCTTCGATGCAAGTATCTGTGTCTTTTTCACATATAAATAGTATTTCGCGTTCTGCTTGAACGGAATTACCTTCTTTTAGGTTTTTCAACATCACAGAAAAAATGTCCGCTTCGTGATGTGTTTTTCTTAGACATTTTCTATCTGTTTTGGATAAATCATACCAACAACCAGCCTTAGCTAAGGCTTTTTCATTTTCATTCTTACATATTTGGATTAAGTCGAAATTCACTTCGACAATAACAATATCGTCAACAGCTTCATAGTCATCAATAGTTGTAACTACAAATCCATTTTCAATAGTTTCAATACTCTTAATATTTTTCATGATTTTAAATTTTATTTTAGCTTAATTGCTTCTGTAAATATCGGAATTAATTTCGGATAAATCACTATAAAACTGAATTATTTTCGGATAAAATGCAATTATTTTCTAAGTGACTGAAAAACAACCCATAACAAGTGCTATAAAAAAGCCGGGTGTTAGTGCTTCGTTGACAGGTCAGTTTTTCAAATCCCGGCCTTCTCATAGCACCGGACCGTTATAACCAATTTAATTGGCGACACTCGATATATGAATCAGTTCCTATTTGCTCAAATCCTTTTATCAAAAAAGCTCCTTGACTTTTTATATTTGAGAAAATTGATTTTAGATATTCGTTTTCTTTGTATTTTCCTGAATTTATGTATTTTATAAATTCGTCTTTATCGCAATCAGCAACTTCATGTATTTTATCAAGAAGTTTATTTGCGCTGACAATTTGCATTAAAAACGGATCAAATCCATAATGAGAAACTTCTACTTTGAGAGAGTTTATCATTTCTTTTAATTTTTCAACATTATTATTCATAATAAATATTAGTTGCAATGTGAATAATGAATAAATTCAATATCAATCCCCACAGCATCGCAAATCTTAGTCAAGGTATCTAATGTCGGGTTTATCTTCCCGGAAAAGATACGGGAAATGTAATCTTGCTGTAGTCCTGTCTTTTCAGATAGGGCTATTTGTGTTATTCCCTTTTCTTTCACGATCAACGCTATTCGGTTGAGCTGTTCTTTATAATTTTGATTTGTCATATTGTTATTATTTAAATTTCCTTATTTCACTTTCGCTTTTCCAGACCAAATGAAAGGATGGTTGAACAGGTATCCTTCCATCGGGTGCCGTACAATATAATACACAGAAATCAATAAAATAGGAAACCCCTTTTACAGAAGAAACAATTTGTTTGATAGTCCCGGCACAACAGAAGGGACCAACCTGTAAATAAACCTGATCCCCAACCTGATAACATGGGATTTTTATTTCTATTTTATGTTTATCCTTCCCGGTTATAGAAGGTTGAGATTTGGTTACAGTACAATCAAATAGTAAAGCTAAGAAGATCGAAAATACAATATATTTTTTCATGATTTCAAAATTAATATAATGGTTCAAAAGAGTCAAGTATAAAAGTAATGATTAAAATAGTGGTTGCAAGTACCCAGGATACCCTTTCATTATCCTTCTTGCCTTTTAACCTATCCCGTCCATGTTTTGAACGAAGTTTCCAGAATTGATTTTTTTTGGAGCGGTTATTTAAACAATTTTAAAAGTGTGTAAAATAATAATTGAAATTATCACAACAACAAATAATAGCATCGTAAAGCATCCCATTTTTTCATTATCCGCTTGTTGCCTTTCCGATCTTCCTTGAAAATCAACGACGGTTTTATTTCTGTAGTTTCTAACTGGTCTTAATGTTTTGAAATTATAGAAATACAGGAAGGTTAAGTAGGCCAATGTTCCGGTAGTATATCCAATTGCAAAATTTATTCTATTAACAATACATAAGACAATTATGCTAATAATAACAACTTGCAAGACGATAGATTTAAAGGCTTCAATTGTTTTCATAGTTATAGTTGTTTTAAAGTGAATATACTCAAATAGATTTCAAACCCTGTCATACAAAACAGGAAGGCTGAAATAATTAAAACAGCCGTCCATAATATTTTCAGCTCTCTTTGTATCTGTTCAATTGTGAGTTCCCTTTTCATGAATATAAGTTTTAAGATTATTTTTGTTCCGTTACCATTGCTATCCCGCAAGCTAACAGAAAGATTAATAATGCAATTCCTAAGTAAATCATAGTGGTAAATTTTTAAATTAGTCTCACCCAAAAACCCCGCATCGTGTTAGGATTGCGAGGCTGGTTATTTTCAGAGTGAATTATATTCCTCAATTAAGCTTGCATTAAGTGGGCTTAGATTTTTTTGCAAGTTTTACGTGATTGATTAGTTTCAAACACAGGTCCAAAGATATTACATTTAAGTAATATAAAATAGCTTTCTTCATGTTTTGCAACATAAAACGTAAAATAATTCCATCGTAAGTAAAATTATTCGAATACCTATTGTTATTTCAAAAACTATTGCTACTTTTGTGTGTCGGATTAATCAACCGGTTCAAGGAATGAGTAGAAAATATAAATATTGCAATTTTAGGCGCAACCTGCGCACACCGATAAATACTTTCATTCCTTGTAAGATTTTGCCCGCCCGTGATAGGTGGGCTTTTTTTAGGCAATCACCTGAAATAAGATGATAGTAGTTTCTCTATTCGACGGCATGTCGTGTCTCCAAATTGCCTTTAAAGAATTGGGGATAAAACCTGAAAAATACTATTCCAGTGAAATAGATAAATTTGCAATTGCACAAACTCAACTTAATTTCCCTGATACAATACAATTAGGAAGTGTAACAGAATGGCGAACCTGGGATATTGATTGGTCTAAAGTAGATTTAATTGGGGCTGGTTCTGATACTCAGATTTATAGAATGTGCGGGAATGGATGGACGGTTGAGGTTATAAAACATATTTTGATGCAAGGGTATAAGATTTGAATTGTTAATATTTTTCCCCACAAAGAGGGCAGTAAGTAAAAATCAATCTATCATCAAATTTTGTCGTCCGTGTTCCCTTTTTCCATCTTCCCGTAATCGGGGCAAATAACCTAAAATTATTCAGGTTTGAATCAAACGATTTATTTGTGAATGATACTTTCTCTATCACTTCTGATCCAGGGTTTAATTCAGTCATCCTAACTGTCAGGGTATCTTCGAAATTTTTAATACAATCGCACATAATTTTACTTTTTTGATTAGCACAAATTTATAAAAAAATACAATATATTAAAAAATAATCTATAAAAAGTATTTATAAGTCGCAAAAATATACTAATATTGTATAACTAAATTAGTAATATGCCAGTAGCAAAATCATTAAAGCGCACCCAAGCACGGGAAATGGAGGCAAAATTTACTCCGGCAATTAAGACACTTAGTAATTACATGCACAATACAGGGATGGTTCCGGTAGATTTTCTTGGATACAAGATTCCTGCCGGGACTTTCGTTGATAAGAATGGTGTTCAATGGCAAATCCAAGCTCATGCTGTTTGTTCAAAAAAGCACATGATCAAAAAGAACGAGGTGATTCCAATGATCAGGAAGTGGGCTATTGGGCTTCGGGTACGAATATTTATCAAGTATATTGTGGATTGGTCTCAAAAATAAGGACATGAAGGAGAAAAAAGAAAAAATCATTGTGAAGGATAGGCTTAATTTAGCGGATGAGACCGGGAAAACCACAATGAAACCAAAACAAAAGCTAACTAAAAAGGACATTAAGAAAGCAAAGAAACGCTTTCAAAACCGGAACATAACTAAGGCAAATAAGCTTTACTGGTATCTGGTACTATCCGGTATCTTCATGTTCACTTATTCAATCAGCTGCATATTCACCCATTTCCCGTTTTTATATACCTTTTTACCTATTGTTTTAATTCTTGGCTATTTTATATTGCTCATGCTAAAGAGAAATTGGAAAGTAATCTGGCTCTATGTCCGGGACACCGAACAGGGCAGATTACTTCTTTTCCTTAATAACCAGACACATTTTTCAGAGGAACATAAACTGAAACTCATTCAATGGGTTTATTTACGCAGAAAGCATATCAGGAATGAAATAAGTCTTAAGCTTCGGGATAAGGTAATGAACGGAGAGAAATTAGACCCAACAGAACGGGTATTGATCAAGTTTAAGACAGTTTATTGTCCTCAACAATTACTTGATGGGTTCAATAAAGCGCACCTTATAAATGCTTTAATTTGGGCTCACGTGAATGTTCACCTTCTGGATCAGGAATTAAGGGACATACTTGAATTAACTGACGAAAGAATGTCAAGCTTTCGGATTCAGGATGAAGTTGATAAATGTAAGAAGAAATGATTAAAATAGCTCTCATACTCTGCATAATACACATTCTCTACTATGTTTATGTAGGAATAATCTACCAATTTATAAAAATTGGAACCATCTACAATACCCCAAACGAAGAAGTGTTTCGGCTTCGGTCAAAATATAATGTTAACATCAAAACATTTCGGAAGGATTCTAACCATTGGGGCTTTCATTGGTTTAATACAGTCTACATCAATGAAAGGTTACTGAATATCAAGAAAGGTGCCAAGCATCCATATAAAACCCTGCATTTCTTTTTTGAGCATGAATATTATCATTTAAGGAATCATGCCCGGAAAGTATTTGTGTCAAGGTTATTATTTTGCTTCACTCCTTTCTTGATTTTAATCCATTGGGCTTTATTTGCCATTGTCTATATCACTTTTGCTTATTTCATGCACATAATTGTAGATAAAATATTTGAACAACAGGCTAATAATTACGCTGATAAAATGATTGAATTATGACCCGTGACACTACAATTGAAAAGAAACAGATCGTTCTGAAAACATTTCATGAACTTCTACGATCAGGGAATGATTATGAGGTGGCGCACATGTACCGGGAAGCAGGTAAGCCGGTATTCTTGGCAGGGATAAGGGCAGGTGGCATTATCCGTGATTACTATCATACTGTTATCACCGAGGAAATGATAGATTTTATCCCTAAATTTAACCGCAATAATAAGTGTGAAATAATTAATACCTTTGCTCAGAAGTTTGGCTTCTGTGAGCGGGAAGCAAGGTTAATCATCCGGTATATAAGGAGGAAGAAATGACGAAGGAAGAAAAGCAAAACATGGATTTGGATATTATCAACCAAATTAAGGCGGTTACAGCATCACAAAACGTTATGAATGCAGCAATGTACATTCGTGGAGACGCTGAAAATAACAATGCAATGATATGTATCGAGGGTGATGTGAAGCTATTAGCCAACACCCTTATTCATCATATTGAAAACAACCCAAAGTTCAACCAATTTATTATGGCTGTGGTTGGAAGCTATTTATGTAAGAACCCCGACAAAGAAAAAGAATTCAATGAAGGGATTATACTAATGAAAAATTCATTCGGGATAAACTAAAAAAATGAGTGATTCAACACCACAACAGGACAAACAATATACATTCGAGGAGCTTCAAAAGAAACTAACCGAGAAAGAACGTATATTTTGTCACCAGTACATTATTGACTGGAATGGTGCAAGAGCGGCAAGATCAGCAGGTTATAGTCAAAAAACAGCTAAAGAGACGGGTTATGAAAACCTTACCAAACCTCACATTAAACAGTATATCAGCATTATAAAGAATAATCTTGAAGAAGAATCAGGAATTTCTAAGCTTCGTAACCTTCAGGAATTGGCTAAAATAGCCTATTCAAACATCGCTCATTTGCATGATACCTGGATTGAGTTATCGGATTGGGAACAAATCAAAAGAGAGAACCCAAATGCTTTAGATGGCATTGATACTAAGACAGAAACTAGGGTATATAAAACTGAAAGGGATGATGAACAGGAAGTTGAAACCAAGTATGTCAAGATAAAGCTTTATCCCAAACTTATTGCAATCAAAGAGATTAACGAAATGATGGGATATAAGGCTCCGGTTAAGTTAGAGCATGATGTAAAGGACTTATCTCACCTTCAGGATATACTGGATAGTATTAAGTAGCAAAATAGAAGCCCGTACACCGGGCTTCAAGGTCAAAAACTAACGAATCTTAAACTTATCCTCATGAAAGTGAACCAAAGGTAAAAAACTATTCTGAATAAAGCAAATAAAAATAACATTATTCATTAAATTGGCTGCTTTTATTTATTGTTAAATAATCACGTTATCAATTAAATAGTCTCTAATTTGTGGGGATAATATTAAACATAGAAGATATATGGAAAACTATGAAATTATAAAAGGAATACCTGTTCCAGCGAGGTCAAAATATCCATTTGCTGAAATGGAAATTGGTGATAGTTTTGTTAAAAACTGTTGTTCACAACAACATAGAAACTTGCTTTCAATGACTGCGAGTATGTGGGGGCGAAGACACGGAAGAAGATTCAGAACAAGAAAAGAAGATGGAGATAATGTTAGGGTTTGGAGAATTCAATAATCACCATTTCTCATTCTTCTTCACCTGCGGTTGATCGTACATCTCTGCATGAACCTTTAAAGCAATAGAGTAGGCTAGTGCTGAATTTACTTGATGACCTTCACGTGCATCTACTTCTCCCGTTTCTTTCTTCCTTTCAAGATTTTTGATTTCCTCAAACACAGGCTGAGGTATTTCTTTGATCTTATTTGTCTCTATTAAGTCTTTGAGATTGTGATATACTTCACGCCTTGTAGACTGATTCACTTCAAACCCATACTCACGCTCTCTTTTCTTGTGAATGTTGTCAACTTTGAGCCTAGAGTAGATAGAATCATACCTTGCCGCTCTGGCTTCACGAATTGCAATATGCCCCAAGTCTGTTTCTTCGTTGGCAGATTGGCCATATTCATCCTCTACGGCCACCACCAATTTAGCAGTAGAATAAAGGGAAGCTATTTCGAGGGCTTTTTTAGCCGCTTTAAGGGGCGCAATCTCATTTGACAGGTACATTATAGGAACAGTACCATTTAACCTATCGTAGGTAAGGATTACTGTATTCCCTCCACGTTCCCCTTCACCCTTTAAAACTAGCACGGTCAAGTAACGGTAATTGTACAAGTGGTTGGGATTATCAAATAGCATCACGTCTCCTTTATCGTTTTCTTCGTACTGTACTTTATATTTGTAGTTCTCAAAGGAAGAGGTAAGTAAACAGTTTACCCAGCCGGTTACATTATTTTCAAGGTTATTCAATGCCCAAGCTTCTATGAATGTATTCTCTGCAAAGTAGTAGTGATTGATTGCGTAGCCGAGATTGTCAACGTGTTCATCGTGACTTGCACGGGGAAAACCGCATATTTGGGTAATGAAATTATCGTTCCAGTTGCCTTTGATGAGTTTACATCGGTGTGATTCTGCTTTAGGTTTGATGACCTGGTGTCTAGCAGTGTGTCCCCCGGCTACCAATTTGCTTTCCTGTTTACTGTGTTCACCGATCCGGACAAAGTTATAATCTGTATCAAACTCAATATAGTCGGCTAAAGAATTACCCGATGCTTTAGGTTCAATAAATATCCTACCTTTGTCTTTATCGAAGGTTCCATTTGCCACCAGTTCTTTTATGAAGTTGAGTAAGTCGGGAAGCTTTTTGTACACGTCCCAGGATTCTTTTACTATGATATTATTGCCTTTCCTTTTAATCAAATCTATCCCGGTTGGGTCATTGATTGTCTTTTCAGTGTAGGCAGCATCAATCCAAAGATCAAATACAATGTCATCATCGCAAGAATCGAGTATTTCAAACATACTTGGCTGTATGTCTTGTTCTTCCAAATTAAAAGGTGCTTGAAGATACTGACAAGTATAGGGGGCTGAGTTCATTTGTGCCTTTGTAATATCCAATACCTCTCTTGGTCTTCTGATTGGGTCAAGAAATCCGTTTGTGTATAAACATTCAGCATCTTTAGGAACAACAGGTGAAGCATGGGTAATCTCTGCCGGCAATGAAATTAATGTTATGTGAATATCTTTCTGTAATGTATAACCAGTTAAATCGTTTTCATGTAATCTTTGGGCTATAATAATATCAAGCCAGGAGTTAGGGTTTATATGTCTTGAGGTTAAAGTTTCAGCATCCCATTCATTCACGTGTTCACGTTCTGTATCCGATCCGGCTTGCTTTGGGTTTTGCATGTCATCCTTTGCTAAGATATGTGCATGCATCCCGGTAATTGTTCCATCAACAGAAGTATTAAATCGTTCTCCCCTGAAATTATTCTGTATCTCATTCATATTTTGAGACACAATCTCAAGTTTTTTCCCGTATTTCAATATGAAAAGGTTATCAAATAGTAAATGCCATTTATCGCTATCGGTTATAGCCCGTGCCTTTTTGGCATGACGTTCAGATAACCGGGCAGAGTATGATATATTGGTTGAAACAATCATTGGGTTCCATAACCAAACCCACATAGGAAGTGCGATTGTAACTATTGTTGATTTAAGGGATACAGGGGGAACGTTTATGATCAATGTCTCCATTGAGAACTCATTCCTTATAACTGGCATTACCTTTTCTTGGATAGCATCACAGATATATTTTATATAAGGAGCATCAACAAATGGTCCGCCTCCTATTTCTGTCCAAAAAGTCGTTAGAAAAACATATAACGATTTAAAGCATTCGGCCCCCCTTTTTGCCGCTTCCCGCTCTATCTCGTTCGTCCTTGCTATATCAGTGTGCGATGGCATTATTTTATATCCCTCAATATTTGCCTTGCCCGTTCACGTTCCACTTTGGTTGTTGAGGTAGATTTGATTTTGTTCCTCAACTTCTCCATTAGGATAGGCTTAAGTGTGTTCTTCTCTTTTGAATTGGCTTTCTTATAGATGAAATAGGTCTCTTCATAACTGAAATTCTTAACAGTCCTTTCAAGACCTGTCAACTTATAGTCTTTTCTTAATTCATGATATTCTTCCTGTGTAATGTTCCCGGCTTTCTTTTCTTCCAAAGCCTTACTATCATCGCCACCAGTCTTTCTCATTTCTTTACGAAGGTCTTTCAATAGGTCTGAATGATCTTTCTGTTCAGAGGTACGCCCACCAATAGGAAGCTTTGTTGCCTGAATGTCATAGGCTGTCTTTTCTGCCTCACTCATATTTAAGTCATAGGGAGCAGGGGTTATACCGAAGAAAGGAAGTATCTTATCCGGCAGGTCTTTATCTGCTGATTTTTCAGCGTTACGGATACCAAAAGGAATCAATTGTTTGCCCATGAATTTTAGTTCATCCAATCCTTTTTTGTAGATAGGATCGTCTTCCTCTGTAATCTTTGTACCATAAAAATCTTTATTGTTTTCCATTTGGTTCACAATAGAAAAAATTGGAGATAGTTTATTTGTGAGTGTTTTGCCCGGATTCGTGGTATAGTGATAAATATCTTTCATGTAAGTAGGCATTGATGAACGTGAAGGGTCTCCATTTGGTTCTGTCTCGCCTGTTTTTGGGAAGAAATAATCTTTGCCTTCACTCGGAGCTTTACCTGTACGCAAGTATTGATAGATTGCACTAGATAGCATTGTCATACCAACAAGTGAAACAACGTAGGCTATTTTATGTGTATGGTCTGATACCTTACCTTGTAAGGCATTTTTAGTTACTCCAAGTAGTTCTTTTGGTGCGCCACCTATTTCTCTAAATGTTCCTAAATTCCAACCTACCGACCGGACAGAAGCCATCATAATATCTTTTGCTGTTTTATTCCAAAATAAGTTATCATATACCATTTGCCCCATTCGATTATCAACAGACCTCCAAGCGTATTGAAGTGCCGCCCTTCTTTCAGTAGGTGTAGCATTTGGATGTTCATTCATTTCATAGCGTGCCATATCCATAAATACGCCTAACTTTTGACGTGGTACAACATATTCCATGATAGGTTTAGATGCTAGCTCGACAAGTTTAAGCGGGAACACAAGTCCGGCTTTAATAAATTTATGATCGGCTAAGGCATTATGAAATTGTTCTTTTGCTTTTACAGAATAGAACTTATCCATTTGTACACGACCCCCAGCCTGTTCTAAGAATTGTGCTATCTGTTTCATCTCTGGGGTTGCGGCTTCATCTCCAAACCAAGCCTTATTTAATTTATTTCCTTGAATAATATTTGTGATAGGGGCTATTGGTGTCATTGCAAAATGTTTAGCGGCTTCTCCTAAATTACCGTTGTACATGTATTCTAATCCAAGTCCAAACTTAGAAACTGCAGCATCCATTGAGGTGAATCCTAAGTGAAACGCAGACAATCCAAGTTGTAATTGAGTAATCGTATTGCCAAGTCCACGATAAAGATCATAAGCATGATTACCCATTAACCCTTTTGAAAGGAAGTTGTTTAGAACTTGTGCTGCACCTTCCTGAGCATAGTAATGACCAACGATCTGCATTCCTTCATCCGTTTTTCTCGATACAGTGCTAACCTTATCATCAATTAAAGTGAATCCTTCAGGTCTATTTGCCCCAAGACGCACATATTTTACCAGTCCTTCAAGTTTAAGTGTGTTGAGGGTTTTATGTGCCATAACATAACGTTCCATATCTCTCACATTTGTAAGGACAGAGGTTATAGGATTCCAATCAACAGGTTCTAATCCTTTATCAATGCTTTCTTTATAGGTTTTAACAGTGCGCTGGTTCATCCATTGTTTAGAACCTTCGTAGGGACGTTTACTTTTGCCTGAAAATAAAAACTGTTCTGCTTTTTTGGGGTCTTTAAATCTTCTGGGGTAATAATTTTCAATAAACTGATCAAGTTTTCCGGTTCCTAAATCCCGTACCTCATCTCTTACTTTATCTTGTAATTCCCTTAAAGCATCTGCATATCTTTGAAGGTCTTCATTGCCTTGTGGCCTGCCACCTGGAACAGAAGGGTCTTCTAATTTATCAATAAAATCAGTAGATTGCTCATGGGTCATCTTGCTAAACTTATCGGTCGCCTCTTTTAGTCGTGCTTCTGATTGATTCATTGTTCTCTCCATGTGAGACATATTCTCAGTCATATTTTCAGCAGCGATCTTTCCACTTGCCGTAGAAGAAGGGGACAGTGTATTTCTTAATGATTCTGCAAACTTGTTGTATGATTCTGCTGTCTCGGTTACGCCGGGGACATACGTTGCTGCCCTTTTTAGTTTATCTACTTTACTTGCAGCCTCACCCATCCTGTTTAAATCTTCGATAGGCTCAATAGGTTTGTTTTTAGGCTCAATAGGTGTCTGACGGAACATCGGCACCCCTTCACTCATTACAGATTGTTTCATTGAAGATGTGACAGGTAGGGATTGAACGGTTTTGTCTCCTTCTCCTTTTGGTCTTACATATCCTTCATTCTCTTTTAATAACTGATAATATCCTTCAATAGCTTGCTGCCCGGCTGTTCCCTTATCCTGTTCTATCTTACCAAGTGCTTTCTCTGTGGGTGAATAGAATCCTATGTTGGATACTTTGATTTTATCTTCCTTGTCAGCAATTCTGAATTTTACTGCCTGATCATTGAATGGCTTCTGTGTATTCCCATTTTCAAACCAGTCTTTCAACCCTTGCTTAGTGGTACGGGTGATCTGGTCTAACCCTTTCCAGTCAGCAGGGAAAGCCTTTTCATAGGTCTGTCTTGCTTTTGTTACGTTGTCAAAGCCCAACATTACCTTGTGTTCATCGAATAAGCCTGTCTTGGGGTTCTTCTGATCGACAACATAGATTTTATCACTTTCGGGTTTATCGCCCATGAAAACGTCTACGTGGTCCTTATCCTTGCCTTTTGTCCCCCGGAAATAACCATAGTCGGCAGGTAGTTCACGCTCCCATTCTTTACCGTATGAATCTACACCACGCCTTATTGATCCTTTGGGGTTCTCAATTGAAATATCAAAGCCATCAAAGCGGACGTGACCTTTCTTGTAGTTGCCCGCTTTTTTCTGTGCGTCGGTTGGATTGGTGTTTACTTCTTCGGATGCTTTGTTAATGCGGAAACGGATGTTATCTACTGAGTAGTTGTCTTTAATGTACTGCTCTATTTCATCAGCAATTTCATCAGAAGAAGAATCTTCATCAAAAGACAAATCGGTTGATGCCCCTGCGAATTTCCCTGCTGTTGCATTTTTGTTGGCAATAACAATTGTTACATCTGGCCTTCCATTTCTGGGATTATGTGTATGGTCTGCAATGCGGATAGATACTTCTCGGTTTTCATTATCGTTTTCATCGTACTGATCTCCGGTAATGTTTCCGTTTTTATCCACATAGACAGAAGAATATTTACCAATTTTAGTATTGAACCGATTACCTAAATCTTTTTGAACATCATAAATTAAATCATCAGTATTGGCATTATCGGCTTCACTTTCTGCATAAGTGTAATAATCATCATCTACGGTATATTCGTAGGTATCCTTACCTTTCAAAAAGTCGTCAATCTCATATTTAGTAATGTCTTCTGGTTTGAATTCATCGTCACCCGTATTATCAATAATTTCTTTGATTGGGATTTCTAAATGTTCAGCACTAATTGAAACCGAAGCTCCGGTGTAGTCATAATCATAAGGATTACTTTCAGCATCACTAATAGCTCTATCTATGTTTATACTTGTACCCAAAAACTCCCCTGAATTATCCGTGTCAAACCGAGTATTGTAAACAGTAGTGCGCAGTTCGTCGCCTTTTATTTCAAAGTCTTTTCCATTATAACGCTCATGTTCCTTTTTAAAGTCAGGATTTTTAGCAATCATCCTAAACCTTATATCAGGGTTGCTTTCACTGAAGGTTCCCTGATTGCCGGTGGAGCTTTTTACTTGATTGGGACTAAATACTGCTGTTGTTGTTTGTCCATGACTTTCAGCGAGTAGTAATCCATCATATTTATACCCTTTTTCATCGAAAAATTCCTTTAAATCTTCTGCATCTGTCCAGTCGGGTAATCCTAAGTTTTGATCCAATGGAGTACCATTTCCCCATTTATTTATAAATTCACTATCAAATACTTTCTTGTGTTTTGGTATTCTGGTATCAAATGGATTTTCAGCCTTTAAATAAACAGGCATAATGCTTTTACCTGCCAATGTTTTAGCTTCAAGTTCCTTTTCTGCTTGCCCTACATAATGCGCTCCTTTTGCAGAACTTCCCTCGGCATACATTTCAACATATTCGGGGTTATCAGAAAAGAAAAGTATCCTATCATCCCTGAATTTATCAAAATCCCTATTTGTGGCATGATACATTACTTTAGGATTACCGTTTTCATCGGTTATCTTAGAGCTTCCAAACCAACTTTTGAATTCAGGGGTTTCGGGTAGCTTGTCGGAGAGACGGAAACGAATGAATTCACTTTGAACAGGCTTAGTTCCTTCTTGATAATAATCTCTTATGTCATTAAGTATTCTTGAAGCGGGTGTTTTTACGCCATACTCCATACTGAAAGTAGTTCCATATTGACCGGGTTCAGAATAATCAACAAGCATTCCTTGAAAATCTCTTTGTCCTTGGCTTGCGTTAATATATGAGCGAAGCGTTTTGTATTGTTCTGGTGTTGGTTCTTTTGTTACTTCGAAGCCATTTGATTCACCTTTCATTCTAATATTGCCACTTGCCATGAATTTAACCATATCCATATCAGAGTTTTCATCTGCCGAACTAATTTCCCTGTGATCTTCTGCCCTGCCTTGTGGATAAGTATTACCATGTTTCCTACCGGAGAAGTCAAGCATAGTGCCATCATTCAATAAATAACCTGCTTCATAGAAATTATTAGTGGTTCCAACGTATCTCTTTGTTTTAGTAATGAATTTTTGATCATCAGTTTTTTCGGCTTTTGGTTCTTTTTCTCCAAGTACTTTCTCAAATGCCTGTAAGTGGTTATCATATACCTGTCTGCTTTTAACATTATCAGTAAAATATTTGACCCAATCAGAAGTAGGTCTTGGTGCAAATCCTTGCTTGGTTAAGTTTTTATTGATAGCATCCCATTGTTTATCTGAAATGTAAGCAGGATTATAATATCCCCTGTCTTCTACTTTTACAAATGGTGTTTTCATTAATTCAGGAATAAAATCACCTGCTTTTAATTTATCACCATCCTTTAAAACACTGTTATGATACCATTCACCATTTACTTTTACTTGATCTCGGTGTACTTCTTCTACTTCGGGCATTTTATCCTGAAGTCTCATTCTCACATTCCCTTCGCCTTTACCATTAACCTTTTGCCCCTCAGTCATCCTCTCTCTTTGCTCTTTGATGATATTTAACAAATCGTTTTGAGTAAATTGATTTGATGTTAACCCAAATGTTTTACGAACGAGATGAACCAATCTGTCAACAAAACTTTGCCATTTGGAAGGTATGGTTTCACTCTCTGAAAGATGCGATAGAAATTCATCGGCAATCATTTGCTTATCGTTATCGGCTAGATTTTCTTTACCTGAATAGTCAGGGACATAATCTTTAGCAACCTTATCAATATCTGCCGGTTCCATGCTATCAAATACATCTGACATTAAGTCATTAAACTTTGTGTATTGTCTGCCAATAATGCTTTGAGGGTCTCCGTTTGCAAATAACTCCCTTAATCCTTTGTGGTTTGCTTCATGAAGGAATGTTTTCTTTGCCTCTGATACGGCATGGATTCTATCGGATACAATGTAAATCTTTCCATCTTCAGGGTTATAAAACCCTGTCGTTTCTTTTCCTGCTGCAATCCTTTTCCTTTCCTCTTCCTGAACGTTCTTGGGTATCTCTGAAGAGTTGACTATTTCAACGGGTCTGTTTAACTCTGAGCTTATCTGATTGAGTGCATTGAGTGCGTTACGTTTCTCTTTTAAGTCTTCGGCTGCCTTAGCGGTTATGTTGAGTAGTTTTGGTTCTCCGGTATCCTCTTTCTTTACACGGTAAACAAACCCATCTTCTCCTTTTACCTTTACCCTATTACCTAAGTCTTCAATGACAGTTCCATTCTTTTCATCCCCGGAAGGCGTGGTAAAAGAAACCTGTTTTGGTTTATATTTTGAGTTATCAACATTTGATTCTTGCAAATTATTTTCACCACTTTCAGTACTACCCTCTGTATTTACTGGTGTTTCAGAAGGCATTTGGTTAACATTTTCGTTATTAACATCTGAATTATTATTTTTTTCGGGAACTTTTTTAATGTTTTTAGTCGGTTCTGCTGCCTGATCAACAGGGGAAGACTGAATTTTTTTAACTTCTAATACATCGGGGTTATAAACAACTAATTCACCATCTTCATACAACCCATCATATCCCTGTTCTTTTAGCTTATCTACTACCTCTGGATTACGTCTTAATATATCTCTTGGTAATAAGTTATCTAATGATAATCCAGCATCAATTCGTTCCTGTGCTTTGCGTTTTCCTGCTTCTGTGTTTTCGACTGCCCATTCTACGAAAGTATCTCCATATTTACCATTTGGAGTATCTTGAACTTTAAATATTTTAGCTTGTGGGGTTAATGCAACTTCAATTTTATTTTTACCATAGTTCTCTATTTTAAAAGAACCTTTTTCTTGAAGATAAAAGCCTTTACCTAACCAAGAATCACCTTGACCACTTCCGATTTTAGATAAATCAAAACTGTCAAAATTATCTGCATTAGTTTCATGAATAAAAGTCTTATTGTTAATGTTAGGATTAATAGAAGCACCCCCTCCGGTTTGCTCTTCAGGGGTGCGTTCTGGTGATTCAGGTAATTGAGTGGAACGAGAAACATCTTCTACTGATGTAATTTCTGTTGGCTGTTCAACTTTATTTTCTGTTGCCGTACCATTCTCCGCAACTGGTGTATTTTCCACGTTGTCGATACCTGCGTTGTCTTGCTGCTCTCCGGTTGTGTTTTCATCTTCAGTATTTTTAGGGTTCAACACAT